TTTTTTGTTGTTTTAATATAAGAATTTCTATTTTTTAAAATTTTAAAAATATCTTTTTTAGAAATTATATTAAATGATATTATTAAATTGGAAATTGGTACATAAATAAAATCTACAGATTCTGTTTTTATAATAATAACTTTTAGTTTAACCGGTTGCCAATCTGATTCAGTAATCAAATAATCACATTGTTCGCACCTATGGTTATACGAGTCAAAAATAATTGTTTCTTTTATGTATGCCGGTTGTATATGGCCACACTCTGGACATTTAATAAATTCTGTTTTCATTTTACTTTAAACGAATATGGGTTCTTCACCCTTATCTTCAATTGTTATACATAATCCAAACATTTTTTCTTTTTTATGCTTTTTTAATTTTATTTCTTTAACTTTTATTTCTTTTACCTCTAAATACTCACCAAGATAACCCCTACCGCCTATTATCATATTTTCAGGCAAATCCTTAATAATTAATTTTAAATCCTTTATTGTCATGATTTTAAATTGATTATGAATAAGTCCTGTAAAATTACCTTGTGAATCATACCATAAACCTTGTTCTGTTTCTATGTTTCCTACTCTATAATTTGAATATGCATTTTATGTGTTTTTTAGTCATAGGATGACTCAATTTATACAACTCTGTGTAATTTATCAAAAACGAGTTTCCTCAATCTCGTATAATTTAAAACCTCCTCAATTTGTTCTCTCTCAGGATGTTTGTCTTTGATGCTTTTCATAACTGCTTTGATTTTTTCATCAATCAAAACTCTACGCAAATTGAGAATAATATCGGTTACTTGTTTGGAGATGTACGTTTCTTTAGGTTTTACAACTATATCTCGACTTTCCCATTTACTCAACACATATTTGTCTTCTTCCAGGACAATATCGGAAGCCAATTGAGCAATCAGTGGATTTTCGTGATTAGTGAAATGTTTGATATTGATATTTTGATTCAAATTGAATTGAGTAATCAAAATGGAATAAATATTCTTAAAAATGTCTTGTGTAAATTCGATTTCATCATCTTGCAGGTTCAAATAGATTTCCTGAGCAACTACATTTTCATAAATCTCTTTTTTGATTTCCAATTTTCCCATTGCATTTGGTTCTTCAATCCAATCCGTAAACTCAGTTTTGAGATTTCCAAATAAAAGCAAAGTTTTGATAATTTCCTTTTCGTATTTTTCTAATTCATTGAGGTCTTCAGGTTGCAATTGGCTTTCCTGAACAACTTCCATACGTACAGGTTCATCAATTCGTTGTTCGCCATCTTGCTTGCGATTGCTGACAATTTGTTGTGCCAAACTGCTGTACAAAACTCCTTCCGAAATCTCCATGAGTTTGGCAGTTTCTTGTACGTAGATTTCCCGTTGAATACTGTTTGGAATAACCGAAATACTCTTGATGATGTCTTTGACCAATTCCGCTTTTTTGATGGGGTCATTTTCAGTTTCTTCCATCAAAATACTGATTTTAAACTTGATAAAATCAGTGGCGTTATGGGTGAGATATTCTTTTAACTCTTCCGAACTCACCTTACGGGCATAACTATCGGGATCATCTTGATTGGGAAAAGTCAGCACTTTGACATTGAGATCTTGTTCCAAGATCAAATCAATTCCTCTAAACGAAGCTCTGATTCCGGCGGCATCTCCGTCGTATAATACGGTAATATTGGGTGTAAGTCTCTTGATCAACCTGATTTGATCGGGAGTTAAAGCCGTTCCACTTGAGGAAACCACATTTTCAATTCCCGATTGATGTAAGGTAATCACATCGGTGTATCCTTCTACCAAATAGCAATTGTTTTCTTTGGCTATGGCTTGTTTGGCATAAAAAATACCATACAAGACTTTGCTTTTATCATAAATATCACTGGCAGGCGAATTGAGATATTTGGCTGCTTTTTCGGTACTGTCCAAGATGCGTCCTCCAAATCCAAGTACCCTACCGCTCATACTGTGAATAGGAAACATCACCCGACCTTTAAATCGATCGATATTTCTATTTTCTTTGACAATGGTCAGACCTGTTTTTTCGAGGTATTTGAGATCGTATCCTTTGCTCAAAGCTTGATTTGTAAAAGCATCCCATTGATTGAGTGAAAATCCCAATTGGAATTTCTTAATCGTTTCTTCTCTGAATCCTCTTTCCTTGAAGTACGTCAATCCTATACTTTTACCTTCTTCATTTTCAAATAGATTTTGATGAAAATAATCTTTGGCATAATTGGATACCACATACATACTTTCCCGCTCATCTACCAATTGTTTTTGTTCTTCATCGAGTTGGGTTTCCTCTATTTCAATATTGTATTTTTTGGCCAACCAGCGCAATGCTTCCGGATAAGTGTAATGTTCGTGTTCCATCAAAAATGAAACAGCATTGCCACCTTTACCACTACTGAAATCCTTCCAGATTTGCTTGACAGGCGACACCATAAACGAAGGCGATTTTTCTTCTGTAAAAGGACTTAATCCTTTCAAATTGGTTCCGGAACGTTTGAGTTGCACAAATTCCCCAATAACCTCTTCAACACGTGAGGCTTCAAATATTCGGTCTATGGTTGATGCAGTAATCAAGATGATTTAATTTATTCTGAAATTCTTTTTTTTAACCAAAATTTGCTTCAATAAGTTTTAATTTTTGTAATAGGTTCATATCTTTTTTTAATTTCTTTAAACAAGACTGTTTATTTAAAGCCCAGATATGAACATTGGATGGATTTATAAATGCTTTAAATTTTTCTTTGTTATCAATCTTTCCATTTAACTTTTCTAATACAAGCTCTTTTTTACATTCAAGTTCTATTTCAGTTACCACAAAGGTAATAATATCCATTTCAAAAAGTTTTGCATTTTTAAATGGTTTTCTACCGGAACCTAAATGATTAAACTTTTTCTCTTGCTCTTTAGCGGCATGAATTTCAGTATTGATTTTTATTGGGTTTAATTCGTTTTCCATTTGTTGTAAATGTTAAGTTATTTTAAATTAAAGTTTAATAGTCAAACACAATCTAAGCTATCAGTGAGTATCTTATTGACTAATAAAGATAGTCTTATTTCGTAATACTCTTTCACAATATCTTCCTGCTTTATAGTACCTGATTCGATTATAAGGAATAAGTTGTTCAATCTCTTATTTATTAATCTTCTATCTTTCTTTAGCTTTATTCTTTTGAAGAATTTCCACGTATTAAATATTAGTGTTTTCATTTTAATAAAATAAAATTAATTTTTGGTTATAAATCTCCATCATCAGCAAAGGAACAAAAATTGTTACTTGTAATAATCAAATGATCTGTTATTTTTATATCAAACAGTTTCATTGCTTCTGTAATCTTTTTAGTAAGAGTTTTATCAGCATCGCTTTTTTCAACATTACCGGATGGATGATTGTGGAATAAAATAAATGATGTAGCCAAGGATTTAATTAGAAAGAATGCCATAAGTCTTATGTCAACTATTGTTGATGATATGGATCCTTCAGATACTTTCATAAAACCATTAGTCTTATTAGATTGATTGAGAGCAATAATATAAAAGTACTCTTTTACGTTTATATCTATCTGTTCTGATTTAATAATCTGCCTTATGTATTTATTACAAGAATCAGAATCTTTGATTTGGGTTCTTTCTATTGTAGTTTCTTTTGATACTATTCTGAATTGTTTTTCGTTCATTGTTTATTTATTTATCTTTAGGATGTAATTTACAAGCATAATTATTCAATAAATCTCTTTCGCGTTTTGATAAATTAAAATATTTCGAAAGACTATAAGCAGAATCATTGATAGTTTGTCTTATAAGTGGCTTATCCGTTGGATGATTTAATTTAACATCATCAGAAATATTTTTTAATAATTTCTTTGTTTGTTGATAATTACTATTCACCTTGTTCATCTCTTTGATGAAATCTTTTACCGGTCTATGAGGTAATTGATTTACATCATTACAACCAAAAGAATCATTATAAATTCTACTTCTAAAGTAATAATTAAACATTGCTGCTGTTTTATTATAACCTCCAAAAACGTAATTTAATACTTCGATTAATTCTTCTTTAGTTCCATTATTCCAAATGGACAATTTAAAATCAAGTACTTGTTGTTTTAATTTCATCGTTATCTACTTTTAATATAATTTCTTAATATAATTTCGCCCATCAAACCAATTAACTGATTATCAGCGCTTTACAAAATCCCCACCCTATACAACTATATATTACTATATATAACTAATTACATACAACATTACACCCAAAAATAAGCCCAAATGACGACCGATTGACATATAGTTACTGTTATGTAATTGCTTATATTTATGCGACGAAGGAGCATGAATATGAGCTATTACTATAACTATTCAACGTGAGCGCGCGCGCGTATGCGCAGGCGCCAGGCGCACGTGTGCGTGTGCGTATGCGTATTATAAGCTATTAATTGGTAATAAGTTGTTAATAAAGTGTTAAAGTTTTAATTAATTTACGTATATAATATAACTAATTGATATATAATTAGTTACTAATTAGTATATAGTAGTATGTAATGATATGTAATGGTATATAACTGATATACAATTAGTTATTAATTAGTATATAATAGTATATAATATAACATACCGCCACTCGCTGGGGCGGTGGCGGTGTTACATTATGTATTAAATATATAATATATAATATTATATATTAATACTACATATACGTGCGTGCGCGTGTGTATGTGTACGCGTGCGAGGCTATGCGATGTTGATTCTTTTGAAAAATTGAGGTGCTTTAAATTTCAAAGTACCATCAGAGTTTCTCTTTGGAATGTAGTAAAGTTTCTCTTCTCCGGTAGAGAGATCAACTCTTGCAATTTTTCTTGCAGGAACATTGTTGACTAACGACACGGACCATATGCCATCTTGATTGCAAGTAATCTCGAATGGATTGGCATAGTAGTCAGGTAGATTGTTAGGAATTGATTTAAATTCAATTGCGGTTACTTTAGTATCTTGATTGATACCAATTTTTGAGAGGAATCTTTGATAGCCAGTTTGAAATTTAAAAGCTGATGTATCATCAATTTTGATGTTACGTTTAAGTGTTAACCAATCATAGAGATTAGGATTAATGAATGCTTCGATTTCAAAAGTGCCTTTGTTTTTACCCAATTTGTAATTTACGGTAATGAAAGCATGTCTTGACTTTTGATCAACGGAATTCCATTTGATTTGGATAAGAGTTTCATTTGAATTTAAAACAGATTTTAAAGTTTGATCAATAACTGGATTTTGGATTGTTGTTTTCATGTTTAAAATATTTAAAAATTAATTGATTTTGCCTTGCTCTTTTAATTTAAATAGCGTGGCATGATAAAAGTATTGTTTAAAAAAAAATAATTGATTAGAGAGCCTTATTTGGCTTTTCTCTTTTTCCAAGGTTTGAATAGTTTTTGGTATTCTTTGTCTATAGAATACCAATAGTCTATTCCTTCTGGAGAATCTTTAAAAATGAATGAAGTTGTAATAGCATCTTTATTTTCTTTATCAATCATTTCGCAACGATCAAAGAAATCTTCATTAACGGTTTTGCAATAATCAAATATGTTTTTGCAAAACTTCGTTTTTATTTTCTTTTCTTTTAGAAAATCTTCGAGCTTATCATTGAATATGAATGTTTTCATTTCTATTTTGTGCTTTTAAGTTTGTAACCCCAAACGATATAGAATATTCCGGCTCCAATCATGAAGTAGAACATGCTGTAAGGATATTGGTCTAAATCTCTTGTGAAGATTCTAACCAATAGCAATGCAGTTCCTGAAACAAGTGATAGTATGCCTATCATATAAAAAAACAATTTCAGCCTGTTAAGCTGAAATATTTCTTCTATTTCCTGAATGTTTTTTTTGTCGAACCCATCATAATGTGGGTATTTTTTAAATAGTCTCATTGTGATAAAATTAATTTGTTATTGAATTTTTCTTGTTTAAAAATCATCCTATTTATTTCGGATAGTAAATATCCAACCTTGCGTTCTTTTTGTGATACGGTTTTGAAACCTTGTTTATTTTCCAACACTTCTTTAACAAATTCTAAGTTTGTTAAAGAGTTGGTTTTCAACATTCCTAACTTATATTCCAAATGCGATTGTTTTAATGCATAGGACATACGAGCTTGGTAGTGACCTTCCAACTTACGAGCAATAGCATGAGCTCGCTTCATGATTAAAGACATTGGTTTACTTTGTAACATGATTTGTAATGTTCAGTGTATCGCTGTTCCCCGCGTTAATTATTAAAACTTTATATACCTGTTTTTGCTTACAGGTTTATTCCTTTTCTCTATCTCATAGAGATAATTGAGATAAGGTTTATAAAATGCAGTATAACCTAACCCTGCTATGGTTAGGCTTGCTGCTATGGTAACTCCAAATTGTGCCGTAGCAAATATGCTAAACACAAATATGGCTATATCTATCAGGTTTGATGTACGCATTACAACCCACTTAAGGGTTGGTACACTTTCAATCATCGCTACCAATCCAAGTAGCGTGATTAGACCGAAAAACGTATAGGTTGTAAAGATTAGCAACCCAATTATCATGACTAAGAATATTAAGTATTTCATAGTTTGTTATTTATTTGGCATTATTATCTCAACTTCTACTGTTGGAGTAGTATTATGTATCTCTGATTGCTGAGATACAATATGTTCTTTGCCTTTTAGTTTTGCTAAGGCATTTGTCACCGTATCCTTATAGAATGTTTCGGTGAATTCACCATCTCTGGTTACGATTACTAATCTATCTTTGAAGAAGTAGAAGGTTTTACCGTCAATGTATTGAACAGTATGTTGTCCTACTTTATTTCCTGCATAGGCTGAAATCATGCCTATGATAATTGTTCCTATTACTCCAATTGATTTAACTCCCAATACTAATATCAGGAATTTTTTCAATGTGAAGAATGCCAATAAGAATGTGATGCCGATTGCACCATATTCGATTAGGTTTGTTGTTGATTGTTTTCTCTCTGTGTAAGTGTAAACGATTTGATTTGACTTTGTCATTTGATTTGGTGTGGATTGTAGAGCCCACGTTTTTATTGATTAATTAATTCATTTACTTTATCAATAGCTTCTTCTATTTCAGAGTATCTTAATGTATAGATATCTTTAAAGTAGTTTTTTTCTGTTTCTAATAATTTTTCTTTCTCTTCTATTTCCATTTGTTTTTTTAATGCTTCTATTTCTATTTCGTACATAGATAGTCTTAATTCTTCATACTGTTTAATTAATTCTTGTCTTGTCATTGTTGATTGTGCAAGTTGTACCTTGCTTGTTTGTTTGTTAATTAAATACTATTGCTACGGCTATAACCAATAGCCATATGTAAATTATTAATACTTTATTTCTCATGGCGAAGTTTCATGTATTTTGTTAATACTATTTCATCCTCGAAGTGGATTTCTCCACTCTTTTCTGTGGCATTGTACAACCCTAAGACCGTTGGATCAGTCTTGGATAGTTCTTGGATTAAATAATTAATCTCTGATTGCGTAGTAAATACTAATCGTATCATGTTGCGTGATGTTCAGTATTATATCCCTGTCCCCGGTTTTAATTGTTTATTGTTTATTAATCTGAACTTGTGGAACAATTCCATGTTGTTTTTGATTCATTACTTTTAAATTCGTATAAGCCATAGCCATGCGGATTATAGCCAATTTTATCTTGGATGATTTCCGCTTCTGTTTGTGTTATAACAGTATTACAGCTAAATAATACTTTGTTTTGCCTTGTTTTATAGGTTACAGAAATTAACCCATATTTTACTGATTTGAATTCCTTTGTCATTATCGTAGTGTCTGATTGTAGAGCCAGACTTATTTAGTTATTATTATATTAATCGCTCTTTTGAGTGGCATTATATTATTTATGACACTTATTCTGTTTCATCCTTTTGGAATCATCAGTCGTGATGCACATCACGATACAGAAAATTGAACAGTTTATACACTTGTTCAGGTGTTAGTAATTAGAAATCAATTGTATCTTCAAGTGGTCCTATGAAATATTCAGATTCAATAGGAGCTTTGACTAAAGAACTATTAAAAGATTGTTGTCTAAAATAAGACTCTATCCTTTTTTTTGATTCTTCTTGCTCTTGTAATTTAGCATATAATTGCCAAATACCAGGAAGTTCTACCCACATAATATTCTATATCCATAGATCACCGATGGACTTGCGGATTAAAGAGAATCATTACAATGAAACTCTCTTTTCCGTGGCATGAAAAACACCCCCCGATACCCAAAAATAGAAAACGGGTACGGGTAGAATATGAGTATAGTCCACCCCCCACATTGATTTATTATATCATGTAGATTACCCCAAACATCAATTTATTATATTATTGTATTATCTACCGGCATTGATTTATTATATCATGTAGATCACCGCGCGCATCAATTTTTATAGCGTCGGACATATTTATTTAATTTACAATAATTTTGTTATTAAGTTAAATAAATACATTACTTTTGTGGTGTTATAATAAATCTGATTAGTGGTGGATTGGGTTTAATTATTGGTTAATAATGGGTTTATGGTCCAATTATTATGGGATGATCACCACGTAATTATCTTATAATTTTTGGGCTATTTTTATTAATTTAAAAGAGTCTTTATGTACAAATTGAGTAATTTAACGTTTTGTTTAATTGATGGTTTTGAGAGTGATTTTGGGAAGTTTGGGTTAGAGTTTTTGGATAATTTGAGGGCTTTTGTTGGTGACTTGGCTGTTTCAGAGCATACGTCTTTGATATTACCGGAGAAGACGTTGTTTGAGATGTATGAGAGTAGTCGTTCTGGAAAGTTGAGTATGGGTGAGAGTGCTGATATGTATAGAGGATTTATGTATGATTATGATGATAAGTCATTTTATTATGTTAGTTATCGACCTATGGCTGGTTCGGATATATATCCAATAGAGATGAGTATAGGAGATAGGATGTTTGCTTTGAGATTATTATCGGATGATGATGTTTTATGTTTAATAAGTACAAATAAATTTTAAGATATGGGAAGTTCAATTAAGAGTGGCTTAGAGGCTAAGAGTAGGTTAATATTCGCTATCAATAAGATGGCAGATGCTGTAACGAGTACATTGGGTCCGGGTGGTAGAAATGTGATGATAGATACGGGAGGTATGGATGGCATCCATATAACTAAGGATGGAGTAACTGTTGCTCGTAGTATCTATTTTAAGGATCCGGTAGAAAATATGGCGGCACAGCTATTAAAGAGTGTTAGTAATGGTTCTGATGCGAATGTTGGTGATGGTACAACGACATCTGTATTATTGGCACAGAGCATGATTAAGAATGGATTTAGTGTTATGGATAATGTAACATCTATACATGGGTTTATGAAGGGTATGGAGATTGCTAAGGCTAACATTTTAAATTTATTTGAAAAACATCGTTGTATTATAGATTATGACAGTAATAATGGGAAGGATATGTTGAGAAATATCTCAATGATCTCGAGTAATAATGATAAGGAGATAACAGATGCTGTAATGAAAGGATTGGAAATGGTAGGTAAAGAGGGAGTGTTTAAGATATGGGATAGTGGTACCCACCAAACAATTGTTGAGAAGAAAGAGGGAATGCATTATTACAATGGCATGGTAAGTCCTTATTTTGCTAATAATAAGGCAAAAGTGATGTGGGAGTATGACAATGTAGATATTTTGATTTACGGTGGTAAATTAGAGCGTTTTAAACAAATCGAAACCATTATGCGCACTAAGTTTATGGGTGATGGTAGTAATGATAATGCTATTATGATTATTGCCAATGAGTATAGTGATGAATTCACTAATACTGCAGTTGAGAATTTCGTTTATAATAAGATACCTATTGTTTTGGTAAATGCTCCGGGTTATGGGTTAGAGCAAAAATCCTATTTAGAGGATATAGCTGTAATGACCGGCGGCACTTCTATCATGCCGGAAAAGAATATGAAGATTGAGACTTGTGGAATTGAGGTTTTGGGACGCGCTTCAAGGGTAGAAACAGGTATGAAAAGTATGATTATTATGGGTGGTAAAGGAAAGCCGGAAGATATTGAAGCTCGTCGTCTTGAGCTTAAGATGTTGGAAGAAAATGAGACTGATCAATATTATAAGAATAGATATAATGAGAGGTATGCTAAGTTTACCAATGGTATAGCTTTGATTAAATTGGGAGCCTATTCAGAGGTTGAGCTTCAAGAAAAGAAATTTAGAATGGAAGATGCCTTAAAAGCTGTAAAGAATGCTATTATCAACGGTTATTTGCCGGGTGGTGGATTTATGTTTTGGTATGCTAATGTCCATCCAGATATCCTTACTTTTAAAAGTGATGATAAGAATATAATGTACGGTTATGGAACAGTGGTTTCATCATTATTTGATCATCCTAAAAAGCTTTTTGATAATGTTGGGTTAAACTTTGATGATTATGTACGTGGTTATGCTACCATGGATGGTAAGTATCTGGGAATTAATTTAGAGACATTAGAAAATGTTGATTTGATTAAAAACGGGATTATTGATCCTTATATGGTGGCTGTTTCCGCATTGAATTATGCGGTATCGGTAACAAAAACGATACTGACAACAGAGGCAGTTATATATGAAGACGTTGAAGTTGATCCAAAAAGAGAATTAGGAATTTTACAACCATAAAATTATAAAGATGAATTCAAAAACAAAACAAACTTTAGAGAACTTACCATTTTTAGAATTGATAGAGATTCAAAGATCTTTATTGGATATGGTAAATAGACAAATTGAATTGTCTAATTTTGGAAACAAACTTATTGAAAAGATTGAGGACAAAGAGCATGAAGATATTAAATCGATAGAAAAAGATTTATCTTTTCACAATAGCGATATTGGACAGCTTCAAGATGTGGCATTGATTATTGATGAAATTGTCGGTAATAAGATTATGACATTAATTGGTTTTCATGCTTCTTTCGAAGATTATTTCATATTTGTACATAAGTCAAGAGAGAACATGATGCGAATTTTTGAACGTCACAATCCGAATAATAAGGATAATGATTCTAAGGTTAGGTCTTTAAAAATCGAATAGTTTTTCATGAGCATTACATTTAAAATATTAAAGTTTCCTGGAATAATAAACAACAAGCAAAATGTTTTAAATACATTTGATGAAATGAATGATGTTATTTCTGAAAATGTAATAAATGATGTTAAGGTTATTATGGCTCAGAACCGTATTAAGAAAGGTGATTTATTTGCTGTTGATAACAAGTTAAGATTTAATGAGCATGATTATGACATAAATGTTTTAAATGATGATCATTCAAAGATGAAATATCTATTTTCTATTAATAAAAAGATAGAATTTGTAGATGGAGATTATAATCAGGACGTAAAATTTTATATCAAATAATATGTATTTAGTTGAGATATCTCAAAGGACAGGTCTTATTAAAGAAGATCCATTGTTGGATGGTTTTATGGCTATACAATCATTTAGGAAAGTTGTAGAGACATTAGGATTGGAAGCGATGACAGTAATTGCAATAGCTTGTGATTATCAAAGTCCTTTGAGGTATTATACTATGAAAGACAGACCTTATGCTGCAATGAAATTTGTAACCGGATCTAAGAGCAGTTTTATTTGGGAGCAAGATATAGTTCAAGAAGCCATGAATGATTATCTTGATTTACAAAAAGACCAAATCCTTGAAGAAGGAGTATTATTGCGGGACTTAAAAGAAAGTCAATTAATAAAAATAAAGAATGAAAAAGACACTGAAAAGCAGACATCCTTATTTAAAGAAATGGGAGCTATAAACGATTTGATAAAAAAATATGATCGAGATAATAAAGAAAAAGATATCTTTGCATCATCGCCAGTAGTAAACGGATATAAATTATCCAGATTAGAAAATAAAATAACCGATAAAAACTCATTCTATTATGACAAAAATCAAAACAAACCCAGAAGTAATTGAAGTTGATCAACCAGTAGTTGATCCTTCAGTAGAAAATGCAGTACCTGAAATTCCAACTGAAGATTTAAGTGATGTTGAAGAATTGCAAGAACATGGAATTTCTGATGAAGGTTCTGATATTCCAGATTTATTATCAGATTTAATTGAATCTGAAATAGATTTAACTGAATCTAAAATAGATTTAATGACTAAATCAATTGATCAAAAAACAGATGGAGATCTTATAGAAGGTGATGATATTTCAGTAGTTGCTCCTTCAGTAAAAACCAAAACTCCTGTTGAAGAAATTCCTAAGACTGATCCGGCTCCATATGAAGAAGAACCTGAAAAGTTGCATTCTGATGATTTTTATGCCGAAGCTTTTAAAATGAAAGATTTGGAATTAAAAAGACTGCAAAGACAGTTTGATGAATACAAAGCAACGGTAGCTGTAAAGGAAGTTGATTATCAGCTATTGGAAGCATTGAAAGAAAGAAATCTTAAACTGAAAAAAGCTCTTGCGGAGATACAAGAGAAATAAAAATCTTTTTTTTGGTTTATTGCTCTTTTGAGCATTGGGTTGGATAGATAATATTCAACCCTTTTTTTTTATAACTTTGCCTCATGATTATTTATTCAGAAAACATTCACAATAAATCAAAATCATATCAGCCATTGCTATATGAACCAATTCCTGATGTTAATCCAGGAACATTATTATATGATGATTTTTGGGATATGCAAGATGATAGATTGCTTAATGGCTATACGCCTGATGGTATGTCTTACATTACAGGAAGCCATTACTACTATTTAAATGATTGTAAAATATACTTATTACCACAAGGATCTAAAAAGAAAAGGTACGAATATCCATTTTATCGCGAATTAGACAGAAGATTAAGCTATGAATTTAAAAATGCCGATGACTATGGTTATAATCTAATTATAGGAAAGCCTCGACAGGTTGGATTATCTTGGTTCTCAGTAAAGGAAGTGTCATATGATTCAAAATTTAACTTAAATAATCTTACAGGTGTAGCTGTAGGTGTACAAGATAAAGGTGATGAATTTGCAACAAAGCTTAGAAACTTAGAGGATAATATAAGACCAGAGTATAAAGTATCTCTATCAAAAAAAACAAATGAAGAATTTCAATATAATTACAATTACAGTGAAAATAAACAATCGTTATTAGGTGGACCAAATTCATCTGTATTTATACAAACGATGTTTCAAAGTGCCGGTAGCTTTGAAGGTAAAAACTTTAAAAAAGTATTCTTTGAAGAAGCCGGTTTATTTAAAAATCTAAAAGCTTCTTATCGAGCAACAGAACCGGCATTAAAATCTGGAGCTATTCAATATGGAATATCGGTAGTATTTGGTACCGGTGGTGAAATTGACAAATCATCAAAAGATTATATGTCAATGTGGAATTTTGCAAGTTATGTTAATTGGCAAAATACTCCGTTTAATATGAA